TTACAGGTGGTTATCAAGGGCAACCGCCTGTGTCGCACGTATGTCGCACGCCAGTGCAATGGGCCGGTCCAGGACGTTGACCGCGTCTCTCCTGGCATCGGGGCTCAGGTGGGCGTAGCGCATCGTCATTTCGATGGTCGCGTGCCCCATCAACTCCTGAATCACTTTCAGCGGGACACCTCTCATTGCGAGGTGGCTGCCGTAAGTGTGGCGCAGGTCGTGCCAACCGATTTGGCCCACTGCCCGGGTGATGCCTGCTGCCCGAAGTGCACGAAGAAGCGGTGCCGACATCTTGCCTTTGGTGAGCGGTTGTCCGTCCTCTTGGCAGAAAACGAATCGACCCCGAAGGTGTCGGTGGGCCTTGAGTGCATCCACCACGGACGCAGGCAGCTCGACCGACCGCTCGCGACCGCCCTTCGGCAAGCCTTCCACCCCTCGCCAGATGCTTCGGCGGACGTGGAGCATGCTGCGCGGCAAGTCCAAGTCGTTCCACTGGAGCCCAATAAGCTCTCCCTGCCGAAGCCCTGCCTTGATCGCGACGAACAGCACGGCGCGCCATTCCGGCTCAGCAACGGCGAGAAGATGTTCGGCTTCCTCAAACGACAGGAAGTCGAAAGGAGGCTTCGGTAGCTTCCTGAAGAGCTTCACGCGCGTCGCCTGCCGGATTGCTCCTTGCTCTTCCGCGAGTGCCAGCAGCGTTTGAAGCACGGCCAGAACATTGTTGATGGTCTTCAAGCTCAGGGGCTTGGGCGCTCTGTTCAGCCGCTTCTGGATAGCTCGCTTTGACGAGGACTCCTTCAGCTTGTGAGCCGCCGACTTCTTCTTGCGCATGAGCGCCTTGAAGTCCTCAGTCTCCGCTGAACCAATGCGCTCAAGAGCCATCTTCCCGAAGAATGGGAGGATATGGTCTCTAAGAATTTGTCGCTTGCTGTCGACGCTTGAGTGTTTGTTGTTGTTCTCACTGTAGGTGAGGAAGCGTGGCGTGAATTGCTCGAACGTGAGCGGGCTATCCTCCCCTGGCTTCTCCTTTCCGAAAATCCCGTTGAGTAGGGCGTTGCGCAGGTCGCGTTCGTATGCCTCAGCACCCCGACGGGTCTGAACGGGCGAGAACTTCACGACTCGCTGTTTCTGTCCGTCCGCGTGCTGATACACGAAGTCCACTTGCCACGCCTCCTCTGACTTCCCTTCCTTCGTCGTCCACTTCCGCAATCTGACGCTCATCGTCTACTCCCAAGCGCAGAATCACGGCCCTTACCCGAGGGCCACGTTACCAGGGCATCCCGCCGAATACGGAGTGCTTTTCCGATGCGTACGACTCCCGGCACCTGACCGAGCCGGATGGCCTCGTAGAGCGTCTTCCGGTTTACGCGCAGCAAAGCGGCGGCCTCGTCCACGGTGAGAAACGTAGGTGTGTCCTCCGAGCTGTTGGAGATGGGCTCGGACATGGCTACCTCGGGTAGACGCGGCGGGGAGCGAGGCGACCGAGGGTGTGAAGCCCGATGCCGATGGCGTCCCAGACGTTGTGATGGAGGGTGGCGGCGCTGGGCAGCTCGACGCACAGGTGCTCGGCGGCGTCGAGTCGCTGTTTGATGCGCTCGATGAACGCGTCCGCGTCGACGGTGCCCTTCCAGTCGCGCGGGTAGACGCTGCGACGGCTGGCGACGTTCGGCAGGAAGCCACCGAGCATGCCGACGACGCCCGCTAGCTGGATGAGGTCGTTCTGGTCGCCCTTCTGGTGCGCGGCGGCGTAGACGCGGGGCACCTCGAGGATGAGCTGGAAAGGCTCGTCGCCCACGCGGGAACGGAGCCACTCACGGACCGCGAAGGCCATGGACGCCCACGATGCCAGCGACAGCTCTCCGCCCTGGTGCTCGGGGTTCTTAGGCAAGCCGGCGGCCAGGAGGGTGGCGCGCTCGTGAAGCGGCGCATCGAACACGGCGACACCGCAATGACGGAGGCCGGGGTCGATGGAAACGAGCTTCGCGGCGCGGTGCTCGGGCGGACTTTCGGAAGGAGGTGTTGTGCTCACTCCTTCTTGAATGGGGACACTTTCCGCGACTGGTTCACGCGGCCTTCTTCGCGTCCGGCTCCCACACCAGTAGACGCCCCGTGCTGTCCCTAACCGTGGCCGCGTCCTTCGAGAGCACGCGCGAGAGGGCGGGTTCGGCTTCGATGGCACCCGCGAGGTCGGGCGTCACCTCGCGCATGGCCTGTCGCATGAGTTCCGCCATACGCTCGGCGGCATCATGGAGCCGGTTGGGGCAGTCCGCGCGCAGCTCGGCCACCAGCTCGTCATGCACCATGAGGACGAGGCGTGAGCCCCAGAGAGGAGAGCGACGGTCCGCGTACATCTCCCGGGACACGCGCCAGGTCGCCAGCTTCGCGCCCACGGCACCGAGTCCCTGGAAGGGCGTATTGAGCCACTGGGTATAGCCGCAGCTTCCCCGGAGGATGTTGGCGCCCGGAATCATGACGTCCACGAGCTGGTCGTTGCGCGTGAGAGCGCTGGCGCGGCCGAAGAGGACGCGCTGCTCGGGCCACGCATCGAGCCACCTTTCGCCGTAGCGGCGCGACACCTCGACGCACGCGGCGCAGACCATCTTCACCTTGCCTTGGACGCGCACCGGGACGCGCTCCACGCCGCATGTGTCCGCCACCTTCGCCAGCAGGCAGAACCGGACGCCGTCCTTGGCGCGCGCGTGGTACGCCATGCCGCCGGCCCCGAGGCCCCCTCCCTTGCCGAAGTTGAAAATCTTGGCGAGGGAGCGGAATGCCGTGGCCGTTGCCTCCTTGGCCTTCACGCGCGGCAGGAGGGCCTCGTAGCTCTCGCCCAGGAAGGTAGCCGCCGCCGAGGTGTGGACGTCCTCCTTGGCCAGCAGCGCCTCGGCCATTCGCGAGTAGCCCACGTCCCAGATGGCACGCTGGGCCATGGTGCGCAGCTCCAGGCCGCCGTAGTCCACGGAGCAGAAGACGAAGCCAGGACGGGCCTCGTGGCACTCGCGCACGCCCCCGCGCTGAGGAAGCTGCTGGTAGTCGCTGGAGACGCGCGTCGTGGACACCAGCACGTTGAAGCGCGGGTTGAGGGGCGTAGCGGTGCCGGCCTCCAGCTTGCCCAGGTAGGTGGAGCGGTACTTGTCCACCTTGCCGGCCTTGCCCAACTCCTCCAGTACCGTGTCGCCTGAGTCGAGGAGGGTGTCCCGGTCCGTGGCCACCTGTCCCTCGGGGAAGCGGGAGGATGGCGGGGTGACGGGCGGCGTGCCGTTGTAGGCGGTGGTGACGAGTTGGGCGAGGCGCTTGGAGTCCTTGGTGCCGTTGGGGCGGAAGATGCCGGCGGCCTGGAAGTGAGCGCGGTTGGCCTTCCACTCCTGCTCGACGCGGCGGCGCAGCTCCTCGACGCGTCCGGCATTGGTGCGCAGTCCCCACACGGAGGCGAAGTGGAGGGCGAGGGCGGCGCGGACCTGGTCCCCTTCGGCGTGGAGGTTGCCGCCGTTGGGGATGCCGGACGCGGCGCGCTCTTGGGACAGGTGGACGTCCAGCGTGAAGCGCGCGTCGCGGAGCGGGTACTTCACGGCGCCCTCGGGCCACTGCTCCAGCGGCACGCCGTCCAGCTCTCCGTAGCGCAGGCGCCACGCGTCGGGGGCGTGTTTGTCCGCGCTGATGTCGAGGCCGAGGTGGCGCCGCACCAGAAGGGCCAGCGGATATCGGGCGCCCTCATCGTCCCCCAGCGGGCGGCCCGTCTCCGGGTCCACACCATGGAGTCCGCGGGCTATGTCCAAGAGGGCCTCGCGGATGGCCACGTCATGGAAGCGGCCCGCCTCGGCGGCAGCAAAGACGGCGTCCACAAGTCGCGGGTCATCCGCGCACATGACGCCCAGGTCGTACGGGAGATTGGCGCCCGTCAGTTCGACGTCCGGCGCGCGGAGGGCCTCACGAAACCATGCGCGGGCTTGGGCGGCGGAAAGGAGCTGCTCGCTACCAGCTGCTTTCAGGGCGATGGAGGCGCAGACGAGCGGCGGCGCCAGGAGGCCGGGTTGAATCGGGTACGTCTCGGTGTCGAAGCTGAAGAGGACGGGCACAACACCGAAAGGCCCGTGACGTGGGCCAGCCGTGGCGCCCTTGGGAGAGCGCCAAGAAGTCCAGAGGTGGAGGGGACGTCAGCCGAGGGCGTCAGCGAGCGGCGGCAGCTTCGCGGCGGCGCGCTTGGCCTCGATGGCGACCAGCTCCGCGTCCGTGGGGCTCACGTTGCTCCAGCGGTAGCCCTCGATGACCTTGCCGGGCCTGCCGTCCTTCTCCGGGAGCGTCTTGGGGAAGACGTCGCAGTCCACGAGGAGGAAGGCGCCGGCCTGCTTCGCCTCAGTGAACTTGGCGATGAAGTCCGGAGAGACTTCGTGCTCCTCGGCACCGGCCAGGGCCATGAGGAAAGCCTTGAAGCGCCCGCCGCCGTTCTTCTTCGCGTCGGAGAGGTTCTCCACGTAGCTGGTGACGAGGCCGGGCCGCGTGGGCTCGGTGTTGGGCTGGGTCCGCTCCGACGTCACCACCTTCACTTCAGCGATGGCGGACAGGCCCTTGAAGCCGTCCTTGGTGCGGATGGACTGCACTTCCAGGCGGTAGCGGCCGGCCTTGAGGTACTGCGCGCCGAGGGCGGCCTGGGCAGTGGCGATTCGTGCGAGTGCTGCGTTGCTCATATCCCGTGATCCCAGTCAGGTGGCGGGACGTCAAAAGGACGTCCTAATCTTCCTTTATGGGGACGCTTTCCGGGAGTGGCCCAACCAATATGCCGAACGGGGATTTCGGGATGCGAATGATTCAGTCGAACTCCACGTCATGCTCCGTTGGCGTCAAGATAGTGTCGACGTTGTCGAGGCTGTACGAGAGGCTTTTTACGAATAGCACCTTGCCAAGAGCGGGGAGTTCATCAAAATGGCTGGGATTGAATATGCAGATATTTACGCCTTTGCCCACTGAGCTTCGGAATCTAATCCCATCGAAGCCCTGGCGTCGTGCGAGATCGGCGATTAACTGGGTTGTAATGTATTGACTGCGCTCTTCGGGGGTGATGGGCATGCTCATGGATTTGTCGATTGAGTATGCGAGATGGAAGAGGCGTAGGTCTTCTTCGCTATGGACGTACTTGGAAATGTCGATATGCCCGAAGTCGGCAACTCGTAGTCTTTTGTTAGCCTTGAATCCTGCGATTGAGATGTGATGCCCCGGATGAGGCCTTACTTCCACTGCCGCAGTGGTTTCGTCAGACGAGAGATAGAAAAATGAGACGCCTGCTCGATTGACTCGTCCCGCCGTGGCAACTGGTGGAGGTGGCGCGGCAATTTGTGCGCCCTGAAGAGGGCGTCGTCTGATTTTGGCGGCCCAGCCCATGCCCTCAAGGCTTTGATACGATTTCGATATTCCAATTCGCGCCCGGTATAGTATTGTGCCTTTGGCGACATATCCCTTGATGTCGGGCCCTAACCTCTTGATGAGTTTGTTTAATGTGGGTTCGACCGCAAAATGGTTCTCTTTTTTGAGGACTAATATTATTCCTGCCAGCATCGTAGATTGGTGGGTTGTGAGTGCGATTTTTGGGGCGGCGCGCACTCCATCATAATAACCTCCGAAAATTGAGATACCTTTGCCTGGATTTGGATAGGTGTCGGTGGAGAGGAGCTCGTCCATGAATGTTTCAGCGTTATCTCTCTCTGCTGAATCTGGTTTGCCCGTCTGGGTGTTTATGATGGGGTTCTCCTCTAGGAGAAGCTCAGTGATGCTGTCGCCTCCCCAATGGGGATTGTATTCCCACTCTGAGTAGTGGAGGCGGATTAGTCCGCGAATCGTCATTGCAAGCTTTCGGGTGTGCCTCCGCATGGATGCCACTGTGGTGGTTTGTCCGCAGGTGTCGCATCGAAGTCCTAGCTGTCCATGGGATTCTATGAAGCGCTTAAGGCGTGGGTGCTTGGCGCAATTGAGGCATATCGAGCCGAGTTTGAACTTCGAGGCTAAGGAAGTCGGCTTGAGGCTGGTGGGTCGTTTGGGCATTGTTTAGAGTTGAGAGAGTGTTGGGCCGCGATAGTGCTGCGCGGTTATGCTAGGATGAGTGAGGGGGTGGTGCAACGAGAAGCTTTTGTTGCTGTCCTTCGGTCTCTTGGATGAACCTTGCTCGCTCTTGTGCCGTGATGAACGCAGCGGCGTAGTCCTGAGTGTGGAGGCACACGTCCAGTTCGACGCATGATGCCTGTTGGCCAGGGCGGTGCGTGCGTGCGAGTAGCTGCTCCCACGTTGCCCCGTCCGAGGGCGGCATCACCACGAGGTTTCGGGAGAATTGTTGGAGGTTCTTCCCCGTGGCGTGGGCCTTGATGCTCGCCACGATGGATCGTCTTCCCGTCTCTCGGAGGATGGCCTCGGACGCCGCCTTGCCCTCCGCAGGGCGTCCACACGTCGCTTTGGCGATGCGGTCGCCCAGCTCTGGGTACTCGACACAGACGATTCCAACGTGGGCGCGGGCCTGTTCTGCCGCGTCCTTGAGAAAGTACGACACCCAGGCGCACTGAAGTTCGGGCTACCCTACTTCCAGCTTCACGGGTGCAGGTAGCGACCGGCCTTAATGCGCGCCGAGAGCGGCGTGGGCGGTGGCGATTCTTGCGAGTACTGCGTTGCTCATGTCCCGTGTTGCCAGTCAGGTGGCGGGACGCCGAAAGGACGTCCTCACCTCCCTTTATGAGGACGCTTTCCGGGAGTGGCTCGTCTGCCGGTCGATTCAGCCAACAGGAAATAGTAGATGAAATTTGGTCTACCTCCCATGGGATACCTATGATCTTGTGGAAACTGTTGGTTGACCTGCTGAATCGGGGGTTTGCATGGGACAGGAGAAGTCAAAGGTCTGGTATAAAAACTACGATGCTCTTAATGACGAGGTGGATAAACTCAGGACGATGTTCAAAGAACGCTGTTCTGCGCTCGGAAGGAACCCTGATCAGGTTCTGTCGGATTATAATCGCGACGCGGTTGCGAGGATTGTGTTCGAAAGCAACTGGCAGGAAGGTATCTATCTGGAGCAAGGCCGAACGGCAGTGCTTGCCGTTGAGGCGTTTGACAAGATCGACCATTCGACTGGACCCCACTTGGATATGGATTCCATGTTGAGGAATCATCGAGTGGCGGTGGCTGGGGTGAGGAGGGCTGGAGTCTCGCCAGAGGAGTTGGCCGCATACAATCTATCTGTGATGCATTATCACATGGGCTTGGTGCGCGAAGAGATTGGGACATGGCTACTGGCGTTGTTGTTTAAATTCTTCCAAGAACTTCGCGATGGCTGGAGGGGGAAGTCTGGCCCGAGTCCCTCTCGGGAGGTGATTGATGAGTTGAATGCAATGGCGGCGGAGGCGCTTCGGAGTAGGGATAGGATTGAGGCACCGATGACAGGTGGCGTTGAGGAACTTGGTGAGTATTTGCGTGTATTGATGAAGGACAAGGTTGGTGTTCTCGGTAGACCTATGAAGATTGAGCATATTCATTTCCTTCATCGAACTTTGATGATGGGAGTGCTTCCGTTAAGAAAGTGTGGTGTCTTCAGGCGGGTTCCTGTTCATGTGGGGAATCCGGAGATTGTCTTTCCTCCGTCGTCTATGGTTCCCGACTTGATGGCTGAGTTTTGTGGGGAGTTCCCAAGGTTGGCTGAGGTGTTGGCTTCGTATGATTCCATGCTGATGGCTGCGAGATTTTCGCACAGGTTTACGAAGGTTCATCCGTATGAGGATGGGAATGGAAGAATTTCCCGGGCTGTGATGAATCTAATTCTGTCGGTAAGGCATCCGATTGTATATTTGAAGGCCGATGCAAAGGGGCGTCATCGATATAGCCAGTCGCTGCGCAGGGCCGATAGGGGCAATATTGAGCCTCTCGCTTCATTGATTGCCATGGCAGTTAGGGATGCGTACTTGAAAATACTCAGGTCTTTGAGTGGGGCGTGAAGCGTGTTGGAGAGAGTAGTAGTTTTTGAGGCTGTCCGTCCGTCTGTTTGATGAACCGTGCTCGTTCTTGTGCAGTCGCGAATGCCTCAACATAGTCCTGCGTGTGGAGGCACACCTCTACCTCGACGCATGGCTCCAACTGGCCGGGCCGGTGAGTACGTGCGAGTAGCTGCTCCCAGGTGGCTCCGTCCGAGGGCGGTGTCACCACGAGGTTTCGGGAAAACTGTTGAAGGTTCTTCCCCGTGGCGTGTGCCTTGATACTCGCCACCACGGAGCGCTTTCCCGTCTCACGGAGGATGGCCTCGGACGCTGCCTTCCCCCCGCCATAGAATGGGACGCCCGCTGCCTTGGCGATGCGCTCGCCCAGCTCCGGGTACTCAACCCAGACGATTCCCACCTGCGAACGCGCCCATTCGGCCGCGTCCTTCACGAGAAAGTCCGACACCCAAATGGCCTGGGGCTCGGGCTGTACGGAGGCATGAATCTCCGCCCACTCCGACCACGTCCCCGCGTGCCAGACGGGCTTGTCGCCCTCATAGGGCGGCGTCATGTGCGCGCGGATGGCGGCCTTGGTGAGCAGCCCCGGTGAGTCCAGGTGCTCGCGGCGCTCGCCCTTGAGTTCCTCCCAGACTTCCTTGTTCCACGCCTTGCGCCGCGCGAACCACTTCTCAATCAGCTCCGGCGGCTCGCCCCTCGGGTAGCGCCAGCGGTGGAAGAAGCCGGCGGACAGCTGGTGAGCGCAGGCCACGGACTGGAGCTGCTCCTGGAACTGCTCCCCGTCCGGACGCTCTCCCGCGTGCGCTAGCTCGATGAAGGCGAGGAGTTGCGCGGGCACGGGCCCAGGGTAGCGCGGGCGGATGATGAGCGGCTTGTCCAGGGCGCTCTCTTCCGTGGCCACCACGCCGCGCGTCGCGTTGCGGCGGCGCTGGAAGCCCTCGCGCACGTGCTCTCCCGGCTCGCAAAGCCGCTCCAGTGCGCCCGGATGCGCCACCACTTTGCCTGGGTCCAGGGCCGTTCCCCACTCCTCGACGACGCGGTGTGCGAGAGGCAAGGGTGAGCCCTCACCGAGCGCCAGGCGCGACAGGTGCGCGTAGTCCTTGATGCTCTTGGACGCGAAGGTGCCAGACAGCGCCACGAGACGCGTCCGTGGGTGCTCCTCGAAGTAGCGGAGGAATCGGCCCGTGCGCGTGGACTTCGGGTCCTTGAGGTTGTGCGCCTCATTGAGAATGACGAGGTCCGGGCGGATGCGCTCCAGGAGGCTCGTCGCTTCCTGGCTGGAGAGCTTGTTGTACGAAACGACGTGGAGCACCGGCAGACCCACGCGGAACCACCTACCGCCCGCGAGGTTGGGCAGCCTCCAGTGCGCGCCGTAGTAGCTCCACTCGTCGTGGAACTGAGGCAGCAAGTTGGAGGGGATGAAGAGGACGGCCACCCGGCAGCCCGGCATCACCATGGGCATGAGGAAGGTTGTCAGCTCCTTACCGTGGCCCGTGCCGATGGGCGCGAGGAGCCCGCCGACGCGCGGTGCCTCCAGCAGTGCTTGCGCCTGCACTCGTCGCAGTCGCGTAGGGCAGGGGCGCGGCGGGGACATGCTCGCGCAGCTACACGGGCCGGGTGGCGCGCGTAGCTGGGTCTCCATCGCCTCGATGTCCGACGCTGTGTACGCGGTGGCGAGGCTGCGCCGAGGCAGGGCGAGAATGCGGCCGAGGTCCGCCGAGTAGCCTACGGGAGAGCGCCCGTAGACCGGAGCGCGCTCCTCGGGCGGCGTGGGGCTGGAGGGCGTGGGCGTGACGCCCAGTCGTTCAAGTAGCCGCATCTCGAGCCCCTTCAGCGAGCGCCGCGCACGAAGTCACCAGGGCCGCACAAGGGCTCCAGGGCCTCGACGGCGAGTTGCAGCAGCTCCGAGTGGGCAAGGCCGAGGGCGGCGTAGGCGCCCGGCGCGGGCGGCGCGTTGCGGATGGCCATGGAGAGAGCGCCCTTCCACCTGCCGAAGCCCAGCGTGCTCTCCGCTCCAGCGAAGCGCAGGTCCGCCACTCCTCCGGCCTCGCTCACCTGGGCGGCCACCTTCGCGACGTACTCGGACAGCGATGCGGCGGGCATGTTGGGCACGCAGTCCACGAAGAGGCACAGGCGTTCTCCCTGGGGGCTCGGCGCGGACGGTGAGCTGTCGGAGGGCGCCTGGTGCTCGACGTGTGGCGTGGTGACCGGGACGTCCAGGACCTTCGGCTTGCGTCCACGGCGCTTCGGCGCGGCGTCTGTGGCCATGGTGGGCGATGCGGGCGGCGCGTCCGGAGGCAGTACGGCGGCCACCTCGGCACCAGGGCAGGACACATGCAGCACCTCGCCCGAACGGAGCTTGCTGGTGTTCTCCGGCGTCAGGGTCTCGCCGCACCTGTCGCACGTCCCGAGCGGCTGGGGGATGACCTGGTGGGGCACGGTGAGCGGGAGCTGCGCGGCAGTGTCGGGGGACTGGGGCTTGGGAATGAAGCGGTTCAACAGGGACATGGTGCGTTCTCCGGAGATGCACTGCGCTTTGAAGGGGCACCCGCCGTACTTCTCGCAGGCGCTGAAGTTGGGCGGCGCGTCAGCGGTGCGCATGGCGCGGGCCACCTCGCGCATGCGGCGCACCATGGGGACGACCTTCTCTGTCCACTCTCGCGTGACGTGCTCGACGCTCACCGAGGCCAGCACACTCGCCGCACGCTTCGCGCCGCGCGTCTGGAAGTAGAGGTGCTCCAGCTCCAGCACGCGGACACCTGGGAAGCGCGCGTCGGAGAGGGCCGCCCAGACGCCGTAGCCCACCATCTGCAAGCCGGCCTCGGTGCTTGCGTCCACCAGTTGCGCGGGCGTCGCCCCGTAGCGCGCCACGTTGGACGAGAACTTGTGGTCCGTGACGCGCAGCACGCCTTCCGCAAGTCGGCGCGGGTTGATGAGGTCGATGTGCCCGATGAACGGGACACCGTCCGCCGACAGGGGCGAAGGCGTGCCGAAGGACTCTTCAACCAGGAGGTCCGCGCCCGGAGCTGGAATGAGATGGCGCCCCGCCCGCGCGACGTCGCCCAGGACGTCCTCGCCCGTGCGGAGGTAGTGCTCCAACTGCGCGTGCCCCTCGACGCCCAGGGCTTGCGCCTTCGTCTCGGGCTCGGGCAGACGCAGCACCTTGGCGAAGTACCAGCGGCGCGTACACAGGTTGAACTGCTTCAACTGAGAGACAGAGAGGAAATTGAGGACGCCCCCGTCCACGGCGCGACGACGGGGGCTCTCGGTCGGTTTGCTGGCACAGGTGCTCACCCCAGTTCAATGGGGGCAGCATTAGCGTGATGGGCCTTGAATGGCGCCACGTATATACCTCTGCGGAGGTATAGGCCGTGTCCACCATCTGAGTTAGGGGTTGAAGTGCAAACCCGAACTCAAGAGGCGGTGAACATGTCCACGGTTCCTGATGTGCAGATAACGTGCATTACCCTGGGGCAGTCAAAGAGCGGCAACGAGGCAATCACTCATGTCGGAGGGGCTTCTTGGAAGTGGCCCACTGCCGATGTCATTGCTTCGATTCGCGCCAAGACAAATACCTTCTACACACTTGTGAACGGGAACCGAGCTGACGTGGGGGTGGTGGATGGTCCGACAGGTTCGTATCTCCGGACTTACGCAGATGGTAAGTGGAACGACAACCTGCTCGCGTTGGGGCAATGCTCGTAAACGTTCCACAGGGGCTCCCAATCCTTGGTGGAGGATGGGGAGCCAGAAGGGAGGCGCTCCGGATCAAGCTGACGGACGGGCCCCACTCACAGGGGGCTTTTCTTCGGGGAGTGTGCGCAGCATCTCCGGCACGACCCAGACGCGCCGCCGCACACCTGCCACGCTCTGAACCCGGTTGCGGAAGCCCAGGTCTCTCAGGACGCCCGCAATCTCTCTGTCCGTTGCCGCGTTGAGCTGCCCCTTGGCGAGATTGAGAGCCTCCTCGGCCACCTGGAGCAGTGGCACCTCCACGGGGCGCCGGGCCGGCGGCATCCGCATGAGCCACTGGACGATGGCATCCCGCTTCCCGTCGTTGGGCGTCTCGCTGCGCTCCTTGGCCTGGACTTCGGCGCGCTCGGCCTGCTCCTCGGTGAGCCACCATTGCTCGCCCTGGTGGAAGCGCACCACGGCTTCCGCCCAAAGCTGCGCGCGGTCCTGCTTCAGTGCCGCGATGTCGATGGAGGTGCAGCGCACCGGCCACCAGCGACGGTAACCGCTGGGGTCATTGCGCAGGTACTCCTCGCTGTTGGTGGTGCCCACGAGGACGCAGCGGCGCGGCGTGCGCACCGTCACCCGGCCATAAGGAGGCCGATAGATGTCCTCGCTGCGCGAAACATAGGCTTTGAGTCCCTGGACGTCGGCGGCGCGCCGCACCGTCTCCAGTTCGGCCAACTCCTGAATCCAGAACTGGGAGGCGAGCGCGGCCGAGTCCTTGTTGCCGATGTCGAGCGGCGCATCGCTGAACCACTCGCCCGCGAGGATGCGGAAGGCCGTGGACTTCTGGAGTCCCTGGGGACCTTCGAGGATAAGCACCGTGTCCACCTTGCAGCCCGGACGCAGTGCGCGGGCCACCGCGCTGATGAGCCACTTGGGGCCAATGGTGCGGAGGTGCTCGGTGTCTCCCGTTGCGCCGAGGTAGCGCTCCAGGAAGGTGTCGATTCGCGGCTTGCCGTCCCAGACGAGACCCTCCAGGTAGTCACGCAGCGGGTCGTAGGCGTTCTGCCGCCCGACAATCCGCAGGACTTCGCGCACATGGGAGGGTTTGGGGTTGAGGCCGAGGCGGCCGTATTCGCTGTTCTGGAACCAGACGGCGATTTCGCTGTCCAGCTCATCAGTGCGGACATCCGCGCGCAGCGGGCCACCTGACAGCTCAAGCTCCTTCGTCACCTCGTTGAAGCGCAGCGCGCCGCGCCACTCGGGGGCGTAGAGCAGGACGGTGTAGATGTTCGCCTCCAGGTTGCGCAGTCGTGTCTCCTCGCGCGTCTCATAGGTGACGAGCTGCTTCATCCATTCATCCGGGTCCGCTTGTCCTTCATCGGTAGGAGTCAGCTCGGCGGTGGAGGTGATGGCGCGAGTTGCGATGCCAAGGCGCCCCCAGAGTGCCTGGTGCTCGACGAGGCGCTTCGCGTCGCGTTCCAACCTCCGGGCACGGGCGCGGTGCAGCTTCTTCAGTGCCTCCGAGATGAGGTGCTCGGTGCCCTGTTCCCAGTCCGTAGCGGCGAAGCAGGGCCGCAGAAGCTCGACAATGGCTTCGTCCTGCGTGTCAGTGGGCAGGCAGAAGGCCACGGTGCTCATGAGCTGCTGGAGGGTGGTGTCCTGGCTTCCTCGCAGCGCGAGGGGCTGGCCTCGAAGCACGCGACCGATGAGCGCCTTGTTCTCGGGGCGTGCGTGGCGCCGCAGCAGCGTGCCGAGGTGGTGCATGTCCGTGGAGCTGGAGGCCGTGTCCACCGGCGCGGACGGTGCCGCAGGAAGGGGCGTGACGGGCAGCCCAGCGCGCGCAGAGGCAAGCAACTCGTCGACGTCGAGGGGGCGCCCGTCCATGCTCTCCGCGAAGGGCTCGGAGCCTTCGGGTGCGTCCGGCAGGTAGTAGAGGCGTGACAAGTCCTTCGTCGCGGGGTCGGCGGGGACGCGCAGATGGGCCAGGGCGGCGGCTCGCACCGCAGGCCACTCGCGCGGCAGCACGGGCCTGCTCAACGGCAGGATGAGGCGCAGGCAGTAATCCGGGGGGCGGTGGCTGTGCGTGGAGTGAAGGGCGAAGGCGTAGCCGTCGCGCTCCAGCTCATCCAGCGGAGAGAGCTGCTCGGCGGTGAGGTGGTCCAAGTCGAAAACGGCCAGCGTCACCGCGCGCACGTTCTCGTTGCGCCGTCTCTCCGAGATGTCGACGGGGCTCCAGGCGGGGCCGTTCTTGGCGGGGCACCGGCTCGGGCAGGGCGACTGAGGGCATTGGCTCCGGCGGTGGGTGGTGAGGAGGGCACGGAGCTGCGGCCAGCTGATGTCCTCGACACGCGGCACGTTGTCCTGGGAAGACTCATAGAAGGCGACTTTCACGGGTGAAGCGTCCTTTCGTGGAGGTGTGAGCCGTGTCGCCGTGTTGCTGCACGGGCGTCATGGGGCCTCCCTCCACGTTTATGGGGACGCTTTCTGCGCGTGGTTCAGAAGCCGGCGTGCATGCGTGACATGCCGACACACATGCACCACACGAACGGCTCCAGCTCCTATAACCCTATACAGGATACGCGCGCACGCGCGGCTTCTAGTCTTCTCTTTCTCTCTATGAAGAGAAGGATAAGAGGAGTGATGAGTGTGTGAGGACTGGGCTTGAGCCGGTGAGGGCCGAGCCCATGCCGACGGGAGTCATCGGCGGCATTGTTTCGTGAGCCACGTGCGGAAAGCGTCCCCATTGAAGTAGGTGATGGCACTCCGCTCCGCCGCGCCCCTTTGCCCGGGCCATTATGTCAGCCCCTCGTTGTTTCATGCGACAGATGCAGCTCGCCTTTCGTCCGCGCCCTCCGCGTCGAGGTGTCGCGCGCTGACGCGTCTCGGGGATGTTTCAGTCTTACCCGGCGTGAGCCCGCTCTGGGCGAAGTCATCCGCGCTGGTGGTGAAATGGCAGGCATCTTGCTCAACCTCGCCGCTTCCCTTGCTTCAGTGTCGCGTCGTTTCGCGCCTGTCGCATGTCGAAAGGGGAGTCTATGCAGTGCCGTGGTAAGCACCCATGGCAGCGGCCCGAGGAAGGCCGCAGCGCCAAGGCAAGTCGCACGCTGAATTCGTCTCACGGGCGAGACGAACCGTCCTCTGTGACGGTCGTGGTGGAGGGGTTGGCGCTGGAGATACTCCGGCTGCGGGAAGAGGGCGCGCACTTCTCGGCGCGGCGTCTGTCCGGCGAGTTGTTGCTCCGCATGGAGCCAGTGCTGCGCACGTTGGCGCGGCGCTTCGCGAAGTCCCGGGGCTCGGTGGGCGTGGATGACCTCGTCCAGGTGGCGAGCATCGAAGTCCTTAAGGCTCTGGGCACGTACCTGCCCGAGAAGAAGGGAAGCCAGTGCTTCGTGTCGTGGGCCACGTGGCGCGCGCGGCGTGTCCTCCGCGAGCACGTCCGTCTTCATGCGGCGGATGTCCGTCCCTCGGGCGCGGCCCAGCGCGGGCGCACTCGGAGCGGCAAGGCAGTGATGCCGGTGGAGGTCATCAGCCGCGACGAGCCGGACGAAGCGTTGCCGGGCTCGGTGATGGAAGCCCATGACGTGGCGCAAGCGAGGGAGTTCATGTCCGTGGATGAGCTTCTCTCCACGTGCGAGCAAGTGGCGCGCCTGTACTTCGCGCTGGCCGAGATGGAGCCGGAGCTGCGCGAAGTGGTGGTGCGCGTCCATGGCCTCGGGCGTCCCAAGCAGAGCGTGAGGGAGTTGGCGCGCGAGTGGGGTGCGCCACGTTGGCGCCTCGATGCGTTGCTGGTTCGCGCCCGTGGGCAGCTGCGCCGCCGGCTGGTGGAGGAGGAGGACTGATGCCGGTGCTCGTCGCCAGGAAGGGCGGGCCGTGCGCGGCGTGTGGTGCGCCCATCCTGGAGGGCGAGCGCATCGCCTATGAGCTGGCGACAGGCCCGCGTCACCTCGCGTGTGCGGACAGGGCACCGGAGCTGCGCCGCAACAGGTACGCGGCCCGGTGTTCGCTCTGTGGCTTCGTGGTGCGCAAGGGCAGGGGATGGCTCGACGTCACCGAAACGTGCGAGGGCGGGGCCTTCTCGCGCGTCTGGCGGGTGTCCTGCGCGGATGTCGCGGCGTGCAACGCGCGGCTCGCCCAGGTCGCTCGGTGAGATCTTGTCCCACATGCAAAACCTGTAGCTGGACTTAGCGAGCCCCCCGGGTCCGGATTTTGGACGGTGGGCCCGTTCCTGCCTTGCTCGGCGGACCCCCACGCTTGAAAAACTTCAAGAAAACGCCAGGGCCCCTCTCGGGTTTTGTTCGGCTCGACGAACAAAAGTTTGAAGAGAACTTCGGACCAGTCGCGGAAAGCGTCCCCATTGAAGGGGATGAATGGCTCGTCCAACAAAGCTCACCCCCGAGTTGCAGGCTGACATCTGCGCCCACCTGGAGCGCGGTCTGTTCCGTCGTGCCGTTGCCGGCCTCGTGGGCGTCGAGGAGCACACCCTCTCGCGCTGGTATCACCGAGGCGCCGGAGAACAACGCGGCCTGTACCGAGACTTCTTCCTCTCGGTGAACGAGGCGGAAGCGAAGTTCATGGCGGGGGCAACGGACATGCTCCAGGCCGCCGCGTCTCACAACCCCAAGCACGTCCAGTGGCTTCTCTCGCGTCGATTCCCCGACCTCTACGGGAGGCGCGACAACGTCGAGGTGCAGGCGCCAGAGGACAAGGCCGCCGACGAGAAGGCCCTCCGCGAGCTGTTGATGGAGCGCCTGGGCCGCTTCCTGCCGGACGCGCCCGAGCCCGACGCGAGCGCCTTCAGCTCCACCGACACGGACGAAGGGGCCGGCCATGTCTCGTGACACTCGGTGCTCGCGCTTCTCGGTGCTGGTGGACCACCTCGCCCCCGACGAGTCCCCGGCCGCGTTCCTGGTGAAACAGGCTCGCACCCGCCAGGGTATCGCGCGTCTCTTCGGTCGGCTCACCCATCCCGAAGTGGAGACGCTCGTTCATGACCTGGACTTCTGGGCGCGCCGCGAGCAGATGCCGCCGGCCTCGTTCACCACGTGTTTCATCCTGGCCGGGCGCGGCTTCGGCAAGACATGGTCGGGCGCGCGGTGGGTGATTCAGAAGGCCCGCGAGGCGAAGACGATTGGAGCGCTCATCGGCCCCACGGCGGCGGACGTGCGCGACACCATGATTCGCGGCTCCAGCGGCATCCTCGCCCTGTCGCCTCCGTGGTTCATGCCGGTGTACGAGCCCAGCAAACGGCGCGTCACGTGGCCCAATGGCGTCTATGCCATCTGCTACTCGGCGGATAAGCCGGACCGGTTGCGCGGCCCTAACTGCGGCTGGGCCTGGGGCGATGAGCCCGCGAGCTGGAAGCATGAGATGGCGGCGCTGGACCAGCTCCCCATGGTGCTGCGGATTGGCACCGCTGCGAACCCGCCCCAGCTGCTCCTGACGGGGACTCCACGCCCGCTGAAGAAGCTGGAGGAGCTTCTCTTCTCCGATGCGGAGACGAAGGCGCTTCGGCCTGGCGTGGTGCTGCGGACGGGTTCCTCGTTGGCCAACCGCGCCAACCTGGCGCCCAGTGCCGTGGCCACCATGAAGGCCCTCATGCACACGCGCTGGGGCCAACAGGAAGTCCTCGGCAAGCTGCTGATGGACGTGCCAGGGGCCATCTTCGGCTCGGCACGGTGGGGCCGCGTGGAGGCGGATGCTCACGAGTACGCGCATGCGTTGGACAGGCGCATCGTTTCCGTGGACCCCGCGCCCACAAGCGAGACGGGCTCGGACGAGACAGGCATCATCGTCCAGGGCGTGAGAAACAGTCCGCTTGTCGGGACGGACGGCGCGTCACTCAAGCGCGTCTCGGTGCTCAAGGACGCCAGCCTCCGGGGCTCGCCGCGCGAGTGGGCCGCCGCCGCGATTCGCGAGTACCTCGCCTTCGGCTGCGACGCCCTGGTGGCCGAGGTGAACTCGGGCGGGGAGATGGTGGAGACGACGATTCAGACGGTGGCCTCCGAGATGGGCGTCCACGTCAACGTGAAGCCCGTCCGCGCCCGCGAGGCTAAGTCCAAGCGCGCCGAGCCGGTGAGCGCGCTGGCTGAGACGGGGCGCATCGAATTGGTGGGCACCTTCCCGAAGCTCGAGGCCCAGTTGTCCAAGTTCAGCGGCATCAACGGTCGTCGCGATGACCGCGTAGATGCACTTCTCTGGGGTGTGCATGACTTGGTCTTTGCCGACAGCTTCTTCTGTTTGTGAGGTTGGCTATGGGCATCTGGGAACGGATGAAGGCGGCGGTGAGTCGCGAGCCGCGCAAGGGGACGGGGCTGGAGCTGGCGCGCTGGCAGCAGGCGCCGCCGCGTCGAGGGACGGCGCAGCTCCTCGCCGCGTATCGGGAAATGCCATGGCTCCGCGCGTGTGTGGACGTCGTGGCCGATTCGGTGGCGGGCGTGCAGTGGCGTGTCTACCGCCGCGTGCAGAAGGACGGGCAGCCCGTGAAGGACTACGCGCTGCGAAGTGCGACGCGCGAGGTCCGCGCCGGGCGGCTGAAAGCGATGCTGGAGGCGGGCGAGGCCCAGGAGGTTCCGGACCATCCCGTCCTAAAACTGCTTTCGGACCCCAACGACCACCTGACGGGCCGCTCCGTGACGAAGCTTGTTCAGGTGTACTTGGACTTGGTGGGCGAGGCGTTCCTGGTGCTGGAGCGCGTGGGAGGGGTGCCGGTGGGCTTCTGGCCGGTGCCGCCGAGCACTGTCACGCGACTGCCAGCGCTGGATCTGCCTCGTGAGCAACGCACGTACACGGTGACGGTGGGGAAGGTGTCGCGGGAGATTCCGGCCAGCGACGTGTTGCACCTGCGCAGCTTGGATCCGGAGGACCCGCTGGGGCGCGGCATCGGTCCGGCCTACGCGCTGGGAGACGAACTGGACACCGACGAGTACGTGGCGCGGTTCCTCAAGACGTCCTTCTGGAACAACATGCTGCCGCCGGCCATCGCCTCGATTGAGGGCCTGTCCGATGCGAACAGCGCGGGCGCGAAAGCTTTCAAGGAGTCGCTGGCGCGCGAGCACCAGGGTCCGGACAAGGCAGGGAAGCTGCTCATCACCAGCGGGAAGGTGACGTTTGCTCGCCTCGACACCAGCTTCAAGGACATGCAGCTCGTGGAGCTGCGCCGCTTCCTGATGGACTTCGTACGGATGACCTTCCGGGTGCCCCCTGAAATCGTCGGAGACATCTCTAGCTCCAACAAGGCTACGGCCTTCGCGGCGCGGGAGAACCTTGCCGAGCAGGCGACGTTGCCGCGCATGGAGTTCCTGCGCACCGAGTACCAGATGCGACTGATGCCGCTCCTAGCCGACGAAGGGGCCATCCTCGACTACGACAGCCCTGTCCCGGCGGACCGCGAGCACCAACTCCGCGTCATGGGGACCATGCCGGAAGCCTTCAGTTACGACGAATGGCGAGAGTTGGCAGGTCTTCGGCCTGACCCGAGTCGGCAGGGTTATCCGCTGCCGCTGCCGGGACAGGAAAGTGAGGCCCGGTAGGCTTCACTCAAGCAAAACCAATCCACATGGATCGTAACGTTGCGTTAGTTGAATGGGCTTGCTTAGGGGAGACGAACACTCAATCCGCTTCCGGGTTCAGGAATGCCGAACCGCGTTGAGTCGCCGATGTTGTCCCGCAGATCATCGAGAAGAGCTTTGGCCGCGATTGCTCTCCCGATTTTTCGCTCGCTCTCGGGCCTTGGCCTCTCAACGACCTTGGCTCGAAATATGACTACGTCGATGAGGTCGTCCTCAATAGCGCGTCGACACAGGGCGCGAATATAGAACCGATTGAACTCTCCTTCCGCCAACATCTCAGCCGCATTGGAGTTCATCGTCGGAATGGAGAATCCTCCGCGATTCATTCGGGGCACCTGACGGGTGTTTAGTTGACCCGCTTGACTAAGGCGGCTTGTAAGTGTGGCTTCATTTCCGGATTGGACTGCCTCACGAAGAAAATGTGGGTAGTTCTGTCTGCCGTGAGGGGAGAGTTTGGAGCTGAAATAGAGCTTTCCTGCTCGCTCATCTGCTTCGATCTCGTCCAGCATTAGCTGGCGAGTGCGGCTGTCGAGATGCGGCCAAGTGAACATGGGTCCTCCGGATGCAAGGGAGAAGTCCCGCAGGTCCTCGCAGGTGTGCTTTGCCGTTCATGCCCGCCCCCTTGCAGGTAAATATCTGTAGCACTCATTGTGAAGCTCCACAACCAACCGAGTTCCTTGCTTCTGCTGTTGCCAGAGGTAGTGATGAGTCAGGGGTGGGGATGACCCCAGGGGTTTTCGTGGTGTGCGTGAATTTCAATGTTTGGGCAATGGTCTCTGACTGATGCCGAGTAGCCCTCTGTCCGGCTTCGCCGTTGATGGGCCACGCGCGGAAAGCGTCCCCATAAAGAGAGGTGAATGCCCTGTCCTCTCTCCAGAGCCCGCCTCTTCACCGTCCAGAAGGACGCCCCTGCGCCCGCCGAGGGCGCGCCGAGGCTCCACACCTTCCGCGCCAACGACGGCGACTTCGACCGCTACAACGACCGGTTGAGCGTCCAGGGCTGGATGCTCGACGCCTTCAACGCCAACCCCGTCGTCCTCTACAACCACGACGACGGTTCCGGCGGCCTCTTCGGCACGGGTCGCAAGGACATACTGCCCATCGGCAAGGGGCGGGCCTACGTCCAGGGCGATGCCCTGCTGGTGGACATCGAGTTCGACCAGGAAGACGACTTCGCTCGGAAAGTGGAGAGCAAGGTCGCGCGCGGCATCCTGAATGCCGTGTCGGTGCGCTACCTCATGCACCGCTACCACGAGAACGAGCGCGGTGGATTCGACTGCGAGCAACAGGAGTTGCTCGAAATCTCCGTCGTCACCATTCCTGGCAACCAGCGCGCGGTGCGCGTGAAGGAGCTGGCCGACGAGCGCGCCGCCTTCATCCAGGACGTGGCGAAGGCCGTGGTCGCCACCCTCGATGAGCGCGAGCGGAGCAAGGCCGCGCCCCCTCCAGCCCCCGACGTCAACGCCCTGGCCAAGCACACGGCCGATGCCCTCTTGCAGCACTTCAAGGAGATGCGATGACCCCCGAGCAGATGCAGGAAATGGCGAAGTCCTTGGGCCCGCTTGTGGCCGCGCAGCTGATGGAGCAGGCCAAGGGCCAGCGTGACGGACTGGCGGGCCTCATGGGCGCGAAGTCCAAGCCCGAGGACAGCCAGGTCCCCGGCATCCTGAAGAGTCTGAGCGGCTTCGGCGCGTACCTGAAGGCCGTGGTGAACGCGGGCCGCAACCCGACGCGCGAGGCGGTGCTGGAGCAGGCCAAGCGCTTCGGTGGCGCTGACGTCCAGAAGGCAGTGCAGGAGAGCGTCTTCAGCTCGGCGGGCGTGCTGGTTCCGGTTCAGGAGGCAGGGGAGATGATTGAGTTCCTCCGGCCTGACTCCGTCGTCCTCGCCCTGGGGGCTCGCACCGTGCCCTTCAAAGGCGAGCTGCATTTCGGCAAGAAGACCGGGAGCGTCACCTTCAAGTGGATTGGCGAGGGCGAGAAGGTGGAGAAGACGCAGCCCTCCCACGGGAAGGTGGTGCTCAAGGCCCACAAGGCGATGATTCTCGCGGACATCTCCAACGACCTTCTGCGCAACCCTGCGGTGGGCGACGCGGGCGTGGCCGAGGACTTCCGCGAGGCGGCGGCGGACGGCATGGACGAGGCGGCTCTCAACGGCGACGGACAGGGCCCCAATCCCAAGGGCGTCCTCGCGCAAATGGACGCCTCGCACTCGAAGGCCCGGAGCGGGACGAGCGCGGACCACTACCTCGCGGACGTGGACGGCATGGTGGAGGACGTCCTCAAGGCGAACATCAAGCTGCGGCGTCCGGGCTTCCTGCTGCATCCGACGCGTGAGACGGCACTGCTCGGCCTGAAGGACGGCGGCACGTGGATTTTCCGGGACGAGATGCTCAACCGGGGCACGCTGCGCGGCTTCCCCTACAAGGCGTCCACGCGGATTGCGCCGAGCCGCATCCTCTTCGGCACGTGGGACCAACTGCTCTATGGCGTGGACACGGAGCTGGTGTTGTCCGAGCACGACGTGCGCGCCGAGTACGACGAGACGACGCTCCGGGGAATCTGCCGAGGGGACTTCAAGCTGCGGCACGACAAGGCGTTCTCGGAGCGCAAGGGCTACTGAGTCTGCGGAATCACCAGGAGACACGACATGCACGCGAATACGCAGGACTTCCAAGTCTTCTACAAGGCCGTCGGTGTGGCAGGTGGAGCGCTCACGGCCGGCGGGACGGGTGACGCCGCCGAGGTGACGAGCAGCGCAGTGGACCGCAACGGATTCGACTCCGCGCAGCTCCTCTTCACGGGGAACACCAACTGCGCGGCGGGCCAGACGCTCAAGGCCACGGTGAAGCTGGCCGAATCCGAGGACGGGGTGACGTTCGGCGCGGATGAGACGCTGGCCAATGCCGTGACGGTGGTGGCCGGTGGCGCCGCGCCTCAAGCCTTCTGCCTCCGGGTGGACCTGCGCGTCGCCAACCGCAAGCGCTTCCTCCGTATGAAGGTGACGCCCGGCTTGTCGGCGGTGAGCACGGACACCGCGCAATGGGGCGCGGCCCTTGTTCTCGGCGGCGCCGACGAATTCCCTGTGCGGTGAGCCATGCCTTCAGCTGCGGACCTCTGTCTTGCCTCCACGGTCGCGGATGACTTGGGCATCCCCGTGTCTCCGCGCGTGGAGGTGCTCGTCACAGCGGCAAGTCGCGCTGTGGCGGGCTACTGCTGTCGGGTCTTCGAGCGGGGCCTATGCCTCGTGGAGTACCCGGCCGGTTATGGGCGCCCCTTGCTTCTTCTGGAGCGCCCTCCCGTCCTGACTGTCTCCGGCGTCTGGGAAGGCGGCCGCCAGGTCCCCGCCGACGAGTACGAGATTGCCGGCGGGCAGGCCGCGTCCGGCATGTTGAGGCGCAAACGCGGCGTGTGGAGGGCCACGGTGCATGCGGGTGGTGGGATAACGGGGATGCTCGGGGACTTCCATGGGGACGGTGGCGAGGATGGACTCCGCGTCGTCTACGACGGGGGCTATGTCACCCCGGGACAGCAGGCGCTCGACAGTGCCTTGGTGTTGACGCTTCCCGAGGATGTGCAAGAGGCCGCTGTCCTCACGGCAGTACAGCTCTACCGCTCGCGAGGTGTCGACGCCATGGTGGCCAATGAGTCGATTGGCGACTGGTCCGTCAGCTACTTCGCGGCGAAGGCCGAGGGGAAGAGTCCCATTCCGGGGGCGGCGCAGGCGCTCCTCGCGCCCTACGCTCTCCATCGGGTGATCTGATGGCGTCGCCTTCGGACAGGTTCCGTCAGATCATCTTCTACTCCCTGGTGACGGGGAGGGACGCACACGGCAAGCCCATGCTGGGGCCGGTGTCCTCGGCGCGAGCGCGCGTGCAACCGAGTCGCAGGCTCATCCGCGACGCGGGCGGTAACGAGCACCTTGCCTCCCATGTCATCTACACAGACGCGGCGCTGACCCTGCTCCACCGGCTCTGGTTGCCGGGAGAGGACACGTCCGACTTCAACCGGGCTCGGCGGCCAGTGGCGGTGGACGAACTGGTGGATGGCGCGGGCGTCGTGATTTTCCGCAAGGTGTGGCTGTGAGTCGCGACATTGCAGCGGAGCTAGCGACAGTGTTGGAAGAAGCGGGGCTTGGGCTGGTGCGCCCGCCTGCTCCGAGGGCCAACCTCTTCACGTGCCCTATGCCCGAGGTTGATGGTTGCGTACCCGATAGAGCCGTGGCTCTAGTCGTGACGGGAGGCGCAGGACCACTACCGTACCTAGGTATGGGACGGGCGACGTATTCGTCCCCGGGATGTCAAGTGCGCATCCGCTCCGAACGCGAGGACTTCCGGGGCGGCCAGTCGCTCGCGTTTGCCATTTTTGCCTTGCTCAACCAGACGCCAGACCTGCCGGGTGTTGCGGTGCGTGGGGAAGAGAGTGCGCCAGTGTACGTTGGCGTCGACGGGGCGGATAGGTGTTGCTGGATTCTTAATCTTGCTCTTGGCCTTGTCGTGTGAGGGCGGAGTTGGGGCTATTCTCGTATGTCGGCCGAGCCGTCACTGTTGATTATGATTCTGCTGATCCTGATCTTCCATATCCCGTCTGCGTTCTTCCAGACGTATTTGATGATGTCTATGGGGAGGACTACGATTTGTGTGCCGGAGCCCATGAACCATTCGATGGTGAAGGTGCTTTCCCTGTGGTTTATCTCGACGAGTCTTACCTTGAGTACATCTATCCCGCTGGAGAGATTAATGAGTCTGCGCGCATCGACCGGTATGGATTCGAGCATGATTGCTCGTCTGCGAGCCTCGGGAAGCATGAACATAGGAAGTTGGTCTGGTCGTATGAAATTGGTGTCAACTCCCGAGCGCACGGGGAAGACGTATGAGTCACCGCGAAATCCATCTGCGCCGTCCCCGCGAACTTTGACCCCTACCGGCTGACTTGGAAATGCCCATATGTTTATGGCCACGACATGGCCGATGTCGAGTGGTATGGATTTGGGATCGATAAATGGCGTGGGATAGCATCTTTGTATTGCGGTTTCGCTGTAGGCTTTGACTGTTTTGGCTGCGTCGGATTCGGATAGTGGCCGGTATGCTTGAAGTGTTCCACTGGATGGGTCTTCTATTGCTCCGATTAGAAGAGTCCCACCTATGTTGTTGGCGAAGGCTGCCATGTCTTTCGCCATCTCGAACCTCTTCGAGAGATCTATTGCCGACTTTAGGTCAAGGGAATAGTGCTCTCTGGTGGTTCCGGTTGGTAGTAGATCACTTGGTGTCAGTATCGGTTTGAACATGGGCACTCAAGGCGCGCTGTTTGCTGGGCGGCCACTGTCTAAAGGACTTCACTTTCTGGGTAACCAGTCACGGGAAGTGCCCCCATTGACGTGGTGGAATGCCTGTTCGAGTCAAAACCGATGCGGTAAATCTGGAGCGCCTGCGCCGCGCCCCTTCTGAGCTGCTGCATGCCCTTGACGTGCCATGTCGGGACATCGCGCGCCTCGCACTCGACTACTCGCTGTTTCTGGTGCCGGTGGGGAAGGGCGGACTGGAAGGCCACCTGAGGGACACGGGCTTCCTCGATGGCCCGCGTCACAACCTCGGACCTCCCCTCTCCACCACGTGGACAGCAGGCTACGCGCACCCGTCCGCCGGCCCCATTCACGAGGGTTGGCACTGGGGGGCGCCCATCTTCAACCCGCCTTCTCACTTCCTCCGGAAGTCCTTCCGGCGTGCCCGAGGAAGTGCACGGCGCCGCGTCGCCGCCGTCCTCCAGGACTTCCTCGCTCGTCGTTTCCCCGCCCGCTGAGAGGTTCCCCATGGCCTACCCCCGAGAAGCCTTCTTCGACAAACTCTACATCCGCGCGACGGAGACCGCACCCACCGAGGTGGATGCGTTGGATGGTGTCACGGAGGCCCCGGTTAACCGCGCCAAAGACACCGTCGACACCAACTACTTCGGAGGCGACGGGTACAAGCGCAGCAAGGGCACCCTCAAGTCCTTCACCATTCCCCTGGCGGGCCACATACTCAAAGGCAGCGCGCCTCAGAAGGTGCTCCTTGACGCCTTCGAGTCCGACGCCACGGTGTTCTTCACCATCATCGAGGATGAAGAGTCGCCTGTAGGCAGCCAGGGCTACCGCTACCCCGTGACGGTGACGTCCTACGAGGAAGGGCGCAGCTCGACGGACGTCGTCACCTTCTCAGTCACCCTCAACGGCCAGGGCGCTCCTGTTGCCGTATAGCCGGCCACTGCATTCCACCTTCGAGGAGACACCCATGTCCGCACCCGCCATGCACCGCAAGCCCCTGGGCACCCGCCGAGCCCTCCACAAGCGCGTCGCTCTCGACGGCGCCGACTACGACATCTGCCGCCCCACGCTGGGCGAGAAGATGGACGTGCTGTCCGCGTCGCGCGCCGCCAGGGAGATGGGCGATAACCGCCAGCCCGTGGACGAGGCGGCGGGGATGATGATGATGGCTCGCATTGCCGTCTGCTGCCTGTACTTCCCGGGCACCGCGACGCGCGTCTTCACCGAGGCGGAAGTAGCGGCGGTGAAGAACGAGCCCTGGCTGGAGGAAGTGCAGAGCGAGCTGGCCTCGGCCTTCGCGGGCCCGACGCTGGAGAGCGCGAAGGGAAACTCCGAGACCACCCCGAGCTGAAGGCCCTGCATGGGGTGGTGAAGCTGACGGGCCAGTCTCCAGACGCGGTGCGCGGGTGGGCCTGGGACGACGTCGTCCACCTGCTCGCCTACTGCGACTTGGAGGCCGACGAACTGCGCGCGGGACGTCCCCAGACTGGGGCCGGGAGCGGCGGCCACGAGGTGACAACGGTTTTCCGGAAGCGTCCGAAGAGGTGAGGCATGTCTGGCGGCGGGCTGAAGGTGGGCGACCTCTACGTGGCGGTGACGGCCTCCATTGGCGAGGCCATGGCCAACCTCGCCAAGCTGGTGAAGGGCGTGGAGAAGGCCGCCAAGGAAGTGAAAGAGAAGGCCGGGGACCTCGGGGACATTGGCGCGGTGGTGGCGGCGGGACTCGCGGGCGCGGTGGCGGCCGCGTCCCAGTCCAATGAGGCCATGTCCCAGGAGGTGGAGCGGATTACCTCGCTGCTCTACACGCTCGCCTCCGACATTGGCGATGCGTTGATGCCGGTGGTGAGGCAGCTAGCGGACGGGTTGGAGAAGATGGTGGCGAGCTTCCAGTCCCTCTCGCCCGAGGTGAAGGCCAGCGCCCTGGATTTGGCCGTCTGGGTGGCGGGGGCGGGCCTTGCCTTGGGTGCCATCGGGAAGGTGGCGGGTGTTGTCGAGGCGTTGGCCGCCGGGACGGGCCTGTTGCTGTCGGCCTTCAACGCGTTGAGCAAGTCCACGGCGCTGGCCTCGCTCGCGGGCAACATGGACAAGGTGACGCAGTCCATGGGCGGCATGGTGGCCACCGCGCCCTCGGTGAAGAGCAGCCTCTCTCGGCTGGCCCTGTCCTTCGGGACGCTGCTGGTGCCGCTTGCCGCTGCTGCCGCTGCCATGGCCGGCATTGTGCTGCTCGCGGGCGCCGTCTACGCGGCCTGGGAGGACTCCAGCACGGGCCTCGCGGAGTTCTTCCGGGGCCTGGGCGAGAAGCTGGGGCAACTGGCGGCGCGGATTGCGGACGCCTTCGCCCGTGCCTTCGCGTCCCTCGGGGACTTCCTCGGGCGTGTCGCCGCGTCCATGCTGGAGCGGGTGGCCGCCCTGGTGCGCGGCGTCTCGCGCTTGCTGGAGCCGGTGGCGAGGGCGGCGGGCTTCTCTCAACTCGCGGACACCTTCGCGGCTGTCTCCACCCTCACGGGCCAACAGCTCCTCGAGACGCTGGGGCAAGGCGCCCAGTTGCTTTGGACGGGAGCGAAGGAGACGGCGGAAACGGTGGGCGCGGCGGTGGCGGGTGCTGGCCGCACGTTGGCCGAGGGCGCTTCCTTCGGGTTGGCCTCCAGCGCGGCCGGGGCCAGGCGCCTGGGGACGGACATCGCTCGCGCGCTCAACCTGGAGCACTTCACCGAGGCGATTCAAGCCCTCGTCGCGCAGCTGACGGGCGTCACGGCCTCCACCGGCAAGGCCCGCATCCGCCAGCCCACGGACAAGGCCGCCCTGGCGGCATCGGCCAAGGAAGAAGCCGCGAGGGCGCGTGAGCTGGGCAAGCTCCAGGAGCAGGCCGCCGAGGAGTCGCACCGCGAGTTCATCGCCAGCATCCGAGCCGAGGAGGCCGCTGGGGCTGCTGCCTTCCGCGAGGTGCGCCGCGAGGCCGAGGCCCTTGCCGCCGCCGCCGAGGCCGCCATGCAGAGCGCCCGCGAGGGCCTCATGAATCGCCTCATTGGCGGACTGGGCGCCTTGGGGGACCTCATCAATGCGGGCCTGCAAGGACTCCAGGCGGGCGGCGTGTACGGCGCCATCATCGCCGTGGTGTCGGAGCTGCTCATGCAGTCCGAGGGCTTCAAGGGCGTCATCGAAGCCACCAACGGCATCATTCAGCAGGTGGCCGACGCGCTGGGGACGCTCCTGGAGCCGCTCCAGCCCTTGCTGGGTGCCATCTCCCTCGTCGTCGACGGCTTCTTCTCCGCGCTGACTCCTGTCTTCGAGATGCTGGGGAACGCGATTCGGCCCCTCGCGCCGCTGCTCGTCGTCGTCGGGCAGCTGCTGGAGGGTCTCGCGCCGCTCTTCGAGCAGATGGGCAAGTTCTTCGTCATGCTGATGGACCCGCTGGGCCAGTTGGTTGGGCCCGTTCTGAAGGCCCTCTTCGGCGTGCTCAAGTTCGTCGCCACTGTCATTCTGGCCGTGGCGCGGGCGATTGGCTGGGTGTGGAACCTCATCGTCGGTGCAGTCCAGAAGGTCATCCACGCGTTGAGCAGCCTCATTTCCTGGACGGGCTTTGACGGACTGGCGCGCTTCGCTCGCAGCCTCGACGGGTTGAAGGTGGACACGGACGCCATGCGTGCCTCACAGGACGCCCTGGAGGGGACGACGTGGGAGTCGGCCATGGCGCGCGCCGAGGAGACGGCTCGGGTGCGCGAGCACACGCAAGCGGTGTCGCGTGCCACCGAGGCGCTCACCAATGTCCCATCCGCATGGCGGCGCGCGCTTCGCACCTTCGAGTCGGAGGACGCCCAGGAGGGGCCGACGCGTCCGCCCACCCCGACGACGCCCACGTCTCCCGTGCCCGAAGAGGAACCCGGGGATGGCGAGCATCCGGCAACGCCCATTCAGGGAGGTGCGGCGCCGCAAGTCCTGCCCGTCGTACTGGAGCACTACGAGCGGATGCGGCGGATGTTCGGCTTGGGCGTGGGAGCGACGTCCCAGTCCGCCCCCGTCACCTACAACATCGTCGGCTACGACATTGACGCCGCCATGGAAGAGACGCGCCGCGATGAGGACCTGCGCCAGCAACGCGCGGGTGTGCGCACCAGTGGCAGCCGCATCCGTCTGGCGTCCCGCTTCTCGCCCGTCTGAGGACTCCCACCGTGCCCGCGCTCGCCCTGTCCGGAATCCCCTTGCCGGTGCTCACCGAGCGGGGTCTCACGTACACACCCACCCTGCTGGGGGAGCACCGCCGCGCCTTCTCCGGGTGGATGCGCACCAGCGAGCGGCGGGAAGTCCTCTCCTACGCGGGCAACACCGGGCCTCTCTCCCAAGAGGATGCTCGCGCGTACCGGGGCCTGGTCAAAGGCGAGGGCCACGTGTGGAGCTTCGAGGCGGGCATGCGGAGCAACTCGTTCCTTCTGCCGAGCGCCACCACGGGGACGGTGACGGCAGGTGTCGCGGGTGGGCGCTATGGCGCGGGACTGCGCATGGCCGCCAACTCCAGCGTCACGTTCCTGACGGGCATGGGGACGAAGTGGACGGTGGCCTACTGGTGGAAGCTGGAGGGGCAAGAGACGTGGACGCACTTCATCCACCGCTCCGGGCACTTCATCTCCAGTGGAGGGCTCGTTGACTCCACCACGCCCAATAGCGGCGCGCTCGTCGTGGACGGGGCTGGAGTCCTGGCTGGGGGAGACGTGACGCTGCGAATCCTTGGCGGCTTTGGTGGCGGCATCGTCAACCCCACCAACTCGGCGTTGCTGGTGGATGACCTCGTCATCCTCCCGTGGGTGGCGCCTTCCTCGTGGGTAGCGCCCTGGTACGCGGCTGGCCAGCCCTTCGGCGCGCCGTACCCGTACCATGTGGCCTCCGGCTCGGCGCTGTACGAGCCGCGCGTGGTGCTGGGCAAGGTGGGCCAGGGGCGCGCCGTGGAGTGGTGGCAGGGCGGTGCGCGCGTGCTGGGCCAGGAGTTCGACTACGAGTTGCAGGAGCGCTGACGACACATGCGTCCTCTGTCTTCCTTCCAGGCAGCTCTCCTCACCAGCCCCACGGGCTACTCGACGCATCCGCGCGTCTGGGTCCGCGACGCCCAAGGCGTCTGGCTCAACCTGCAAACCCTCTTCGGCGCCGACTGGGTGCTGGGGGTCCGCATCAACGAGCAGCTCGACGCGCCCGTGGCCGAAGCCGAGGTGGCCCTCGCGCGCAACGGGGCCGGTGGTGGGCGCATGTCTCTCTCGCCCCTGGTGGTGCAGTCGCTTGCTAACACCACTCAAGGCAGCTTCGCGCCGCTGCTTGCGTGTACCGGAGCATGGTGAGCACCGATTCCGGTCCATGCTGAGCACCGATTCCGGCCCGAGGTGAGCACCCGTTCCGGGCATGGTGAGCACCCGTTCCGGGCATGGTGAGCACCCGTTCCGGGCATGGTGAGCAGAGGCGGAACACGGAGCGTTGACGGCACTGGGCAGCAGGGTCTCGCCTCCATCTCCTTCGAGGAGGTGGAGATGGCCCAAGAGAGGCTGGCGGTGCGCAAGTTGAGAGAGGTGTTGCGATTGCGGTTC